TGAAATTGCCCGTGCTATTGAACAAGCATTAAAGGAAAAGAACACATGATTGATTGTTTAATACTAGGGGATAGCATAGCAGTAGGCACAGCTATGTATAAGAAAGAGTGTGTCTCCATATCTAAAGGTGGCATTAATTCACAGCAATACAATAAGAAGGTTGCAGGTATGGAGTTGTATAGCAACTCTGTATTGATTAGCCTAGGTAGCAATGACCACAAGTGGGTAAAGACCAAACAAGAATTAAAAAAGTTGCGAAAAAATATTAAGGCAACTAATGTGTATTGGGTTCTGCCAGAAGGCAATCTGCCAGCAGGCGGTGTCAACATTGAGGACATACGCAGGATAGTATTGGAAGTTTCAGAGGAGCATGGCGATATTGTGTTGCCTATCATGTCGCTATCTAAAGATGGCATACATCCTACTGGTGTAGGATATAAAGACTTGGCAGCGCAAATCAAATGATAGAGACTGTGTACTGGTACGTTACATGTTACAAAGAAGCCTTCATCATAGGGCTTCTTGTAGGAATCTTATCTGCAAGGAAAATTAAATGGACAACGTAAACCATCCTGCTCACTACACAAGTGGTGGCATTGAAACAATTGATTACATGGAAGCTAAGTCTACACATGAGGAGTTTTGTGGACATCTAAGGCTGACAGCTATCAAGTACCTATCACGCGCTGGATTGAAGGATGATGAGATAGAGGACTATGAGAAGGCAGTGTGGTATGTTAATAAACTAATTGCAACAAGGAGAAAACATGGCAACAACTAATGATGTGACTGGAGACGCTTTAGTATCAAGACTAAACAGCGAGGAGTTTGAAAATAACTTCGATAAAATTTTCGGAGAGAAACCTAAGAAGCCACGCTGGGTACCGCCACCACTACCACTCAATGAATATCCAGAAACAAGCTGGGATGATGGCGAGCAACGTATAGAAAATATAGGTCGCAATTCTAATGAAGGTTTGCATTACAAATAAAAACCCCTATGCTTGTCTCAGTGTTAGCAGTCCAGAGGCATAGGGGCGAATCCCAATAGGGATTACTTATTCATTACATACATTGTAACTTCAAAGCCGAAACGCATTTCAGTTGCTGCTGGTTTTGTCCACATGATGTAGTCCTTAATATGTGATAAGCAAGATTGCTTGCTTGTAATAATCTGCCAAATATTAAAGACAAGCAATAGAGAAAATCATTAATTAACTATCAAGCATATCTGTCTCAGCATACATGCTCAAGTCATAACCCTCAATGCGTATCATGCCATTGCTAGTTTGGATGTAGATAACTTCATCATCCGCATCTACTTCTATCTCCTCAATCTCTGAACCAAGAAGCAAACTGCATACATCGTATAGGTCTCTCTCAGCCATTAGTAGTTGTACCTTTCCTTGAGGAACTTAATGCTCACAGCCATCTCATCGAATGACCCATCGTTCACATCATGCAATACATAGAAGCCACGATAATGTTGATTGCCTTGTGGGCCAAGGTAGTCCTCGTTATGCTCATAGCATGACCCACAGATTATGGCTGTCATCTCCTGCCCATTCGCCTTTTTAGCGTACGCGATTTGCCTACCCTGTTGGTGGCCTGCGAAACAGGACATGTGTTTCTTTGTGAGTAGAGCGTTAGCAGTTGTGATAGGACGACCCATAGGCCCAGAAGTAAAATAATGGGAGTAAGCAATGCCATCAATAACAACGACATCGAGAAAAGGATATACTTCCCAGTCTTGGTACGGTAAATCGTCAATTGACATCAGCCCTTCGAGTTTACTATCCGCATTGATAGCACGATTGATTCTATTTTCGTGGTTGCCTAGAGTGAGAACCATTCTAGGTTTGTATTGCTTGTGCTTGTTTTTCTTTGCAGTCTTGTTGTATCTAAATAGTGGTTCTAGCAACGCATCCATAGCGTCTCTAGCTGCAAATAAATCCTTGGTGTACCTCTTACCCTCAAATGATTTTAAACCTTTGTCATACGTCGACAACGATTCCATGTCTGCGAAATCGCCTATGCAAATTATTGTGTCGGGCTGTTTTTCTACAATAAAATTTCCAAGGCATTTAAGGAAAGTGAAATCATTTCCGTCCTTTGCTTGAACATCTGGTATGACTAAATGTACTGGCATTTATTTACCACGAAACATTGCTGCTTCATCCTTGCGTCTGTTGTCAAGACCTTTTAATACTTTACCACCAGCTTTATTATACTTGAGCAAACTTTCAATAGCCGCAACTTTATCCCCACGCAAAAGCGCCTGACGGAAGGTTGAGCGCTGTAGTGTACCAAGACCCAAGTTAAAGCTAAAGCTGACAGCACAATCAAATTCACCCTGTGTAAGTTTGACAGGTATAAATCTGGCAACCCCACGCTCAAATCTTTCGACATCTTTAGCCAGTAGTGCGTCAACTTCTTCCTTGCTCCATGTTCGGTTATCCTCTGGACGTAAAGGCCATGCCTTACGCCTTGCCATTCCTTCTGGGGTAGAAGGTATCTTACCTTGCTCTGGATATAATACATGACCCACACCAATCGTGTACAGTTTTGCAGGACACAGGTATGGTTTATATCTTACACCTTCATGGTGCTTTAACATCTCTAATAATTGTTTACTTACCTTCACGATGTTTTTCCCATTGACGTGAACCAAAGTAGAAGCCAATGATTGATGACACAATAGCCATCTCGTCATCACTGAAACAATTATTCATAGCAACAGTAAAGTCAACGCCAGTATAGATTGCCCAGCCTAAACCGATAAGGTCTACAGCAACAAGTAATCCAACAAAAGTAAATGCAATATATGGACGTACTCTAGCGTTCAAGTCTACAGTAGATTGAGATGCCTTGTCCATTAGCTTCATGTCGTGTGCATATAATGCCTCACGCTCTTGAGTGTATGTCTCAGCTAGTGTTGATTCATATTCAATAGCAGCAATCTTCTCTTGTGATTGTAGACCAGCAGTAGCCATAGCAAGCTCACGTTCGCTTTGCATTTTAGCCATAGCCATCTCATGCTTCTGGTCTCCCTTCTGTTGGAAGTAACCTAAGATAGATGGTAGTGCTGATGAGCCGATACCTAATAGACCTGATAGTATTGATAACATGTTAGTTTCCTAGTGGGTTGGTTGATGCTTTCTGCAACGCTTTCATGCGAGCTTCTAAGCCTTCTTTAGTGGACTTGATTTCTTCTCGGATGCTAGACAGTGCAGCATTAACTTCTCTGCCTGTACCATTAGCAGATGCCTTGGCTTCCATCGCTTCGCCTTTAGCTGTAGATGCTTTCTCTGACACAGCAACTAACTGATTAGATGATGCGACCATGCTGTCTTTAACATTGTTGACAGATGATTCCATGCCAGAGATTTGTATCTTTAAGCGACCAATCTCATTGCGTAACTCTGTGTCGTCATAAGGCTTGGCTTCTTCAATGGCCTCAGTCGCAGCTATAACACGGTTGTATGTCGTTATGCCAACGTAGATTGCCCCAGAGCCTGTCGTTACGACTCCTAAAAGAATCGCCCACATCGTTGTCGGTGAGAAGTTGAAGTAAGAAACTTTGGTTTCCTCTGATTCCATCTGGTAGCTCCTGTGAATAATCTAATGCTATTGCTAATGTTTGCTCTTGCTGTACGGCTGGAGCATTTAAAATCTCTAGGCTCATCACAAGCCCAAAGCCTGGTACTAACTGTTTGCCTTTCGGCACTTCTATCTTGTTGCCTTCTGTCTTTGTTTCCTTGCTGTCAGTAGTGCTGGCTGATGATGTTGCTTTGGCTTCTGCCTTCGTCTCTACCTTCGTTTCTACTTTCACTTCCTGCTTCACTTCCACCTTTGTCTCTGTCGTTGCTGGCTTCGTTTCCACTGTCGTAGTCGTTGTCTCTGTCTGTATCTGCACACTCTCCATCTGGGCAGTTACAGGTTCTGGCTGCATGACAGGTGCAGGGATGGGTAACTCTATCACTGACGTTGGGCTGACAGGACTTGTTACATTCTCCACGTTCGTTAGCTCTTGCTTGCATGAGTTGAGTGTCTCTACCCACGGCCCAAAAATGGGTTCCCCGTACGGGTCTGGACAAGTTGAACTTTGCTGGAGCATGACTGTTCCAGTGTAACCATCTTGACACGCTACTTGCTTTTCTTGAGTAGAGACTTGGCATGTTGGTGGTGCTGGCGCACAACTCCTGCTTGTTTCAAACCACCCACTATTAACTGGGGTTCCATAAGGGTCTGGACAATTGTTTTCATTTTTGTATGATATAGTTCCAACTTGATTTTTTTCGCAAGGCTCTACTTTTTCTTGAGCGCTGTAATTACATGTTGGAGGGTCTGGCGTACAGTTGTCTGAAGTTGTAATCCAAGGCCCCATAGTTTCATCAGGGCAGGAGTTACTGCGCATTTGATTGACAGCACCAGAGTAATGCACTGGGCAAGCAAGGCTTTGATTTTCAACGAGCTGCTGACACACAGGTTCAGGAGCGCCACAGATTGGGTCTTGAGGACGGAAAGGACACCAAGCAATTGCGAGAGCTTCTGCGTCAGATATTCCGTAGCATTGGAGATTAGTAACCCAGCCTTCTGGGCTAGGCGTGTAAGTACAGTGCCAAGCATGTGCATTATTCGCTCCTATCAGTAACCAAAGGTAAAGTAAATGTCTTGCCGTACAATTCTTCAAACCATTCAGGATGTAACTCATACCATGCTCTCCTTGCTGCATTACCAATAGCGCCACCTATCGGACAAGGTGAACCTGACATCTCCATCGCCATCCAGTTCTCACGGGTAGCTTGACAAGCTAAAGATACTGCCGCTACTTTCAATCCACTATCGTGAAAGAATTTAGCCCACTTTAACTTAACACAGTTCTGGTCTGTTACCATTGTGCCACCAGCGATAGACAAGATGCCACCATTAACTGCGCCACTAACACCAATACCACAAACGTCTTGAGAGAAAGCTGACATAGAAGGAGCCATTGCAGAAGGAACTGGTTGCCCCTTGTAGTTAATGGTTGTGCTGTCAGCATGTGCATACGATTGAGTAAGTAAGAATACAATGACAAACCCAGCGACACCTAATAGGATTTGTTCTAAGCGTTTAAGCCTAGCATTAATCGTCTCATATCTAAATGCACATACTTCCTCATGTGAATTAAGACGGGCGGCTGTTTCATCAATCTCCATTATCATACCTATCCTTAGTTATTAATTATTACCTAAATTATTTACACCATCCAAGGTAATGGATGCTTAACTAATGGTGGGTTTTTTTTAAGTTCAATTGCATTTGCAAGTTCTGCTTCTACTCCTGCAATATCTAACTTATCCTTAACCCAACCAACAATAATTTCTTCTGTTAGATTAGCATATGATACAAAGCCTGTATCATCTGGAGCATCAAAGCTAACAGAGCTATAAGCCCTAACTTGATGTACACCTTCTACAGCGTCTATTGTGTAATGAGCTGTCTTTACAACATTGTTAAGACCATTTTCTGATGGTGCTGTATCAAGTGCTACGATTTTCCATGTATACGTTATTGCCATTTTATTAATCCTTAATTAAGCGATTGCTACTGTTCTAGACATTTCAATTAAGTTGGTTCCATCTGATACGAAAGTAATATTAAAGTATCGTGCTGAAACTGTGCCTGTTGCTAATGTGCCTGTTGATTTAAAGCCAGTACCAAATGTAATTGTGCGTGATGTCGTGCCTGATGTAAGAATACTTAATACACAGATTGCACCTGCTGCTGGAACTGTAGTTGTATAAGTAGCATTAGCAGTAGGGGTTACACGAACTACGTTGTCTGCACCAAAACCCATAGCAGTGCTACCATCAGCAAGGGTAATATAACCGCCACTAATAGAACCACTTACATTTAAACTGCCAGCACCTGAGTCTGTTGAGTTACCAATAGACACTCCTCCTGAACCAAAAACTGACATTCGCGTTCCGCCATTAGTAGCAAAATTTATAGGCCCATTTACAGCGTTGTTAATTTCAAAAATAGATGTACCACCAAAATACGCTAAAAACCCACTGGTATACGTAGTTCTTAACGACATGAATGCGTTAGTGCCATCCCCTCTAAATGTCGCGTTACCACCTGTAACATCAAGTTTAACATCTGGACTACTCGTACCAATACCTACGTTGCCTAATGAGTTAATACGCATTACTTCAGAGGCGCCTTCAGTAAAAGCAATCGTGTCAGCATCAGGGAAAAATATACCTGTGTTAGTGTCACCAATATTAGTAATTGCAGGATTGGCAACAGTACCATCCGCAAAAGATGCTGTACCATTTACTGTTAATTTAGCATCAGTGCTAGTTGTACCAATAGCTACGTTGCCAACAGAGGTAATTCTCATTACTTCAGCGCCACCTTCGACAAAAGCAATATTGTCTGCGCCAGGGAAAAATATGCCTGTGTTAGTATCGCCTGAAGTAGTAATGGCTGGAGCTGATACTGTTCCTGCTTGTACCGTTGTAACTCCAGTTGCTGACAATGTAGTAAATGCACCAGCAGCAGGAGCTGTTCCGCCAATTGCAGGGGGTGATGCTAAATATGTACTAAATCCTGTACCTGATACTGTGCTTGATGCAGATAATGTTGTAAATGCACCAGCCGCAGCAGCAGTTCCACCAATAGCTGGAGGCGAGGCTAAGTATGTGCTAAACCCTGACCCACTTACTGTGCTTGATGCTGACAATGTTCCAGCAGAAATATTAGAACCACTTTCTTTTGCTAACGGAATCCCACCAGCAGTAGAGCCATCATGGACAACAATCGTGTCCTTAGTGGTATCTACTGTTACTTCCCCTTCTGCACCAGTAAAGGTACTGTGGGCAGTAGTGGTACCTCTACGCAACTTCAAAGATGTTGCCATAATTAAACGCTCCCTAAATCAAGTGTTGTATCTAAGTCAGATGATGTTACTACGCTCTTGGTTGCTAGGCTACCTAGTCCAAGGTTTGTTCTTGCAGTTCCAGCGTTAGCTAAGTCAGATAGATTATTAGCAGTTGCTAAGAATCCTGTGCCTGAAACATAAGCCGCCACCCAAATTGTGCCAGTATACACTTTCATGGCACCGTCTGTAGAGTTAAAATATAAAGCACCAGCAACTAAAGCATTGCCGTCATTATCTAATGATGGGTCTGATGATTTAACACCAAGGTATCTGTCATCAAAGTTATCATACGCAGCAAGTGTTGCGTCCCTTGCAGATTCCGCAGCAGTTTTAGCAGCCTCAGCAGCAGTTGCATTTTCTTCTGCATTTTGAATATCTACAATGTTAGCAACGACTGTATCAATGTCTGATAT